CATTTTAAAACCATATTGACCAGTTTTGTGATCATAAGTGTATCCTTTCTTTCCTGCTTTCACAGCTTCTTTTAAAGCCGCTAATTGCTCATCAGTTAAACCAGCCATAACGTCCTTTAAAGGAGGTGTGCCTTTTTTATCTGACATCAGAAAACTCCTGTGAAACGCTGTGGCCTAGCAATGCTAGAAAACCGACTAATTACTTTTTTTGGCTTTCTTTTTAAAGAAGCCTTTTGAAGCGGCTGGCTTTGCTTTGATCGCGCCGCTGTCGATGACGACAGGCTGTTCAACGACCTTGGCCTCGACTGGCTTTGGCGCGGGGGCAACTGGGGCTTCTTGCTTGTTACGGGCATTTCTACGCTCCACTTTTTTAGCCTTTTCTACCTCGGCTACTTTTCGACTAATTGAACTTGCGCTCATTGCATTTTACTCCGTAAGTTTGCCGCAGCGATCTCACGCTGGGTCTGTATTCTTTCTTCAGCAACACGAACCTTGTCCGCATTTGCCTCTTCAGAAAGATCAATACGCTGCTGATTCAAGAGAATATCATTACGCTCCTTCTCTCGCTCCAACTGCTGCTTCTCCTCAAACTGCCGAGCCTTTTCTTGGATCTCGGCACCTCGTAAAGATAGCTCCTGCTGTCTGATTGCTACCAACGGATCAGATTGGTCAGCAGGAGCAACTGCTTGTGCATACTGTTCAGTGAGTTCGCCAGCAATTTCTGCTGCCCTATTCTGAATCTCATTCTGAATCTGCTGCATCATCTGTGGATTCTGTTGCATCATCATTTGCGCTTCAGGCGTTAGCTCTGCCATAGTCTCTTGCTGCGCCTGCAACTCTGACATCATCGCAATATGCTCGGAAATGTGTCCTTGAATTGTCATGATGATATTGGCGTTTGCTTGCGCCACAGGAGTGGACAAAATAGCTAAATGAGCCTCAATGTGAGCCGCGTGGTTTTGCTCTGGGAATGCTTGCAAGCGCTGGTTGCGCAAGGCTTCCTGATTTTCTTTTGCGGGATTCATCGGCTGTGGCTGCGGCGGCACTGGCAAAATTGCGTCAATGTTTGTGACTCCAATGGCCTCATACATCTTACGATAAGCCTGATATAAACCTTGCGGCCCACCATGAACTTCTGGGTTAGACTGCACAAGCTGCAATTGTGTCTGCGCTAGAGCAATGCGCTGTGACATAGAGAAGATATTCGGGTCAGAAACAGGCAACACATCAATACGATCATCAAAGTCAGCCTGCTTAATTTCTGGCGGTGCGCCCGGAACAGCATATGGATACATAGGAGCCATGTAACGAGCGAATACATTTGCCAGAAGCTTGAACTCTATCTTCTGCGAATAATGCAAACGCTTGTGAATGGCGCTCATGACCTTGGTGCCGCGCTCCATGATGGCCATAGTCGTGCCAACTGGTGTCTCGCCACCCATCTCTCCGACCTTCATATCGGCCATTGAGGCAAAACGCCTACCTGACTCTATCAAGGAGCCTAGAAGGCTGTAGAGGGTCTGTGAAGGCTCTTTAAACGGCAATGGCATAAGAGACTGCCGGATATCCATGCCTGCGGCATCAATATCGCGGAATTCACCGGGCTGTAGAGGCTCATCTTCATCTCGGATGCGAGCGCCACGCGCCTTAAAGCCTGCCGGAAGGTTGGACAGTGTTCCAGCGTCAATAAGTTGCCTCAAAATGCTTGTGGACGCCTGCGACAAGCCACCAATCATGTGTGTTAGGCCAAAACCGTAGAAACCAAGGCCAGGAAGAAACTTGTAATGCACAAAATACTGCTTTTGACGCATTAGGGGGTCTTCTTGGGCGTAGTTTCTTCGCACAGAAAGAACTTCGCCTGTAGATTCAACGATTGTCACGATATATGGAAGCTTCAGGCCGCTAGGATCTCCGTCTTCACGGGTATCTTCAAAGCCGGGCAAATCAAGAGAGGTGTGAACTTCGTAAAGCACCACTTCTTCAGAGCCAGAACCGGACAATTGTACGCCTTGCGCCTTATCAACAGACTCTTGGATCTCACTATAATCTTCTGAGTCCATGCTGCCGCTAATATCTGTCTCAATATAGAAGCCTGAAAGCTGTAGCTTCAGGACTTCGTTCTTATCCATGCGAATAACATGCGTAAGACGAGGAGATGTGACCAGATCTGTCGCGCCATAAGGAACAACCAAATCTTCGGCATGCACAAACTTACTTACTGCACGTTGCAGAAGCGGATCAAAGTAAACCTTTTTGAAAGTAGAACCAATGATCGGTAAATAGAAAAGCATCTGATCCGTTTCTGGATCATACTCTTCCATCTCGTAGGTAATCATGTAGTTCATGTAGTCTTTAACGCGCTGTGCTTGCAGAGACACCTCTGGGTTATCAACACCCATGACCTGTGTGCGAACAGGGCCACCTGCTGGCAACATCTCACGATAAGCCTGCGCTTGGAACTGCGTTACTGACTCAGCAAGAAGCGGATGCACAACACCAGACGCACCCTCAAACGGCTGAGAACGCTCTTCATAGTTCATGCCAAGCAACTCAATGCCGCGCTTGTAAGTGTCTTCCCATTCCTGACGAGAGGACATATCTTCTTCAATTTCGTTGATGAGATCTGAAGCGATAGAGCCTAAATCTGAATCATCAATATATTCAGCCAAGTTGGCATCAAAAGGAATATCCTGCGCGGCCATCGCGTCTTCCTGCATAAGCTCGCCAACAATAGCAGAGCCATCTTCCATCTCCATGATTCCAGGCTGGGCAGGCAACTCCACAACATCAATTGCGGCCTGAAGCGCCTCTTCTGGGATTGCAATATCTCCCCCTGCCCCTATTCCTCTTTCAATAGCCATAATTATTCCTTTGTCTTGTTACTGGGTGAAGCCGGGCGCGGCGCAACTGTGCCAGTGTGGGAAGCATGCACGTTGCGAGCGCGGTAGAAGGGCAGACCGCAGATCCAGCGCCCAGCTTCTCTTTTCATTACATGATGTCCCTTTGATTACCATCATCGTCAGGATTCATTTCTGAATCCATGTGATCACTCAAGGGAACGCCTAACTCCCACAGGTTGCACACATTCTCTTTACTGCAAGCAAAGTTAAGCTCGCCGCAATAGCCCATGCCATCCTTGTAACCAATTCCCTCTTCCATGCAACCAATCATTTTAGATCGAATGTCAAAATACTCACAAGTACCGCAACGAGCATTTTTGTTTTCCCACGTTTCAGTGGCCGGACCGTAAGCGTAGTTTTCCATAGCCGACTGACGGTTTTCATCGTTCACCTTTGAATCTTCAGTGGATATAGGGCAGACAAATTCCATATCTTCAGGCTCAAAGCCTTCTTCTGGAATTATGTCATCTACGTTTATTTCGATCTTGATCGTTTTCATTACCGGATCTTGCAACCTCTTTTCTTGCCTTGGTATGCTCTGCCCATGCCACGAACTTCACCGCCGTCTTCATATTTTAGTGGCTTCATAAGCTTTTTTAACTCGTTTAAATCGGCGTCCGAAATTTCTGACCGAGGCACATACGGAAGAGTCTTTCTTAACCGCTTTGCATCGGCTTCAGATAAAGATTTTTTCGGCGGCACATACGGAAGAGTCTTTCTTAGACGCTTTGCATCAGCTTCAGATAGAACATCTCCGCCGTCTTCATATCTGTTAGCTTCAGCAGCTTTACGCATGTACTCGGCATCATCCCCGGCACCACGAGTTGCGCCAGTCTTTTTATTGGTTGACTTTGCTGGTTTGCTTTTTGGCAATGGGCCTTTGTATTTTTTACCTGACATTATTTAACTCCTTTAAATTTTCCGCCGCGACCTTTCATGACACAGCCACCGCCATTGTAACCAGCAGGCATGTCTTTCATGCCAAACTCACGATTTTTAAAACCCATCCTACGAAAATCTGGCGCATAAGGAGAGTCAACAATTGTATTATTTCCAGCTAAACCACGGCGTATTAAAGCTTCAGCCATACTCCCCATAGGAGTCTTGCCTAACTGCCCACCAGGAGCGCCACGAGTAATAGGGCGCTTTCCTGTGCGCTCCTGCTTTTGCAAGCGCGGTGGAAGTTTTGTCCCCATACGATTAGCCATAGTATCTCCTATTTATGAACCTTGCCGCCACAAGCCATTTGTTTGCGCGGAGACATTAAAATTTGGCCGCCCTTGTTCTTGCGAACAGCGCCTCCTTTATTCATCTTTCCAACGCCTTGACCATAAGCGCCACGCTTCAAACCGCCACGCCCTAAAGTGTTTGCGGTGCTGCTTGAACCCCTTGACACACCTCTGTCAAAAGCAAGTTCTGCCATTTCTTTTGGAGAAAGGTTTTTCATTGGTATTTTTTTAATTTTTACACCTGACATTAGCTAATACCCTTAAACTTGCCGCCACGACCTTTCATGACCGCTCCGCCGTTGTTCATCCTTCTCGCTAAAGGTCGTTCACCTTTTAACATCTTTTGAATCTCAATTTTTAAAGCAGTTGGTAAATTTGCTATAGGTCTTGCAGCAACCATAGCATCAACAAGTTCACTACCACTTCCTTGTCCAAAACCTTTTTTTCCAGCCATCAGTAATACTCTCTCTTGCTGCGATAATTATAAAAATCTTCATCTTCTTCGTCTGAGCGAGTGCGGATAAAATTGCCCTGCCGAAATCTTAGTATAGCCTGACTCATGCTATCCGCCAAGTCATCATGTTCGCCATTCGGGAATGCCGCGCACTCCTCTATAACCTCTTCCGCCCAACGTGCTTCAGGAGCATATACCATACCAGATTCAAAGACCGGCGCACAGGCGTTCATGCGAGAAAATTTATCCGCGCCACGACCCGGCGTAAAGCCGCTAACAGGTATACCCATTTTTCGTAAATCTTGCGTGAGCGGCGTACCAGACGCCTTCTGCTCTATAAGAACTAGGTCTGGCTCGTATTCTTCATACAATCGCAGTGCCGCGTCTTTAAGCTCTGGAAACTCCCATCGACCCTTTTCAGCGTCCAACAATATGATCGCTGCCTCATCACCCTCGTCAGGATGAAACACACCCCATGTTGTAATCGCGCTAAAGTCTGACCTTTCGCTTTTCGTGAAGGCCGTATCATAGGACTGGATGATGTATGAGCAGGTAGGTGGCTCATCGCTATCCCAAACATTCCACCACTCCCTTTTTACAATTGCGCCTTCTTCGGCTGTCGGATTCTGTAAATACTGCGCATTCCATTTTGCTACCGGAATAGACGCCCTAACGCCTTCTAATTCTTCCCTGCTCCAGAATTCTGGCCACAACACCTTGTCGGTGTCGGGAAATATCGCTGGGAACTCTACGACCTCCCACTTGTCCGCACCGCCCTCGGCCTGTTTCTGTAATACCTTCGCCGTCAGATCCCTGATCGACCACCGCGTCATCACAATTATAATCGCGCCGCCCGGCTGTAGTCGCTGTCTTGGGCCTGATGTGTACCATTCGTATATATTATCCAATGCAGTTGGAGACAAGGCATCCTGCTCAGATACAGGATCGTCAATAATACATAAATTCGCACCACGACCAGCCAGCGCACCACCCACACCAACAGCGTAATACTCACCGCCCTTTTCCGTTGACCAGCGACCAGATGCCTTCGCATCTCTCGCCAAGGCAAGTTCGGGGAAAACATCACGATACACATCGCTGTCGATCAAGTTCTTGACCTTACGGCCAAAGCCAACAGCAAGTTCAGCCGTGTGTGTTGCCTGAATGATCTTCGTTTCAGGCTTCTGCCCCATAACCCACGCAGGGAACAGATAACTCGCAAACTCTGACTTCGTATGTCGCGGCGGCATGTTAACAATCAGACGCTTTAACTCACCACGCGCAACCTTTTCAAGCTTCTCCGCAAATATTCTGTGATGGTTTCCAGCAATAAAAGAAGGCCATACATGCTTGACAAACTTTAAAAAGTTTCCCTGATACTCATCACGCTCATGAAGCTCCTTGAATTTATCCAAGTGCCTCGACAGAGCCTCTAACTCTGCATCAGTTAGATACTCTGTGGGTATATCAAATGTATCGTCCATTGCCCTACGCCGCTGTTAACGACTCCAAAAATCTTCCCGCTGCTGCATCTAACACAGACCCACCTTCAGCAAAAGCAACAGGAGGACTATTAGGACGGTTCATTTTCGCTAGCATTTGCTGATAACGCCGCAACTCACTAAGAACATAGGGATTGATCTGACCGGTTTCACGAACACCATAGCCAACAGGCATGCGAAGATTTATGTCACCAACCTGACGAGTAGATGGAACTACAACAGATTGCGGAGCCGAAGCAGGTGCCTGATCCTCAATCACCGGATCCTCCGCTACCTCCTCTACCGCCGCTACCGTCTCTATTGGAAGGATTACATCGTCATCCCCTCTACCGCCGAAAATATCGTCACCACCATCTTGTCCTGTCATTCCAGTGTATGCGCCACGCTCTATAAGATCCTGAACGGTTTCAGGCTTGCCCGTGATTAAATCTTGAGCAAGAGTTGTTAGACCTCCCAAAATGCCAAAAGGCGCAGTGCCAACCTGACCAATAGGATTGCCCGTTACTGGATCCAACTCATACCCATAAGGGTTAGATCCTATAAACTGAGCAATATCCATCGAAAGCGGCTGATTCTCTCTTTGCTGCTCCGTAAGGCCAGCCAAGTTTGTTGTAATCTGTGCGCCAGTCTGCGGGTTGGTAGCAAACTCTAAACCATAAGGAAGATCTGTTACTGGGTCATAGCCAATATTGTCTTTGGAAGTTCCAACACCAAGAGCATTTGCTAAATCGTCACTCATTGGACCCTGACGATTTCCTATAGAAGCAAAATCATCGTCCACCAAATTATCCAAGGCAGCAAAATAACCGTCTGGCTTACCATATTGAGCGTCCAACTGATCCGTAGGTGTGGGAGAAAAGTCAGACACGACATTAGATCGTAAGCCTTGCTGGTTAGGACCGTATGAATAACTCTCTGTTTTGTTAAAATTAGCCAAATCAGAGGTCGTAGTTTTACTCGTAGGTCTACCCATCAAATCAAAATCTGTGGTTTGTGTAATTTGACCAAATTGAGGATCGTTGAAAGAAGTAACTTGAGCAGGAGGCCCATAAGAAAGCTCATCTATCGACTGAAGAAGATCGTAATCAAAACCTAACAGACCAGACTTGTTAGCAGTGCTAGGAGTTCCAGAAGATACAGTCTCAATAGCGTTGGATGATGGAGCAACCGCCGCCGCAGCGGCAGCCGCAGCTTGATTTTGTGCATTAAAAGGCGAAGTATTCAATGGAGATGCTTGAGTGGGCAGGCCTTTTCTGGCCTCAATGGCCCTGTCTATATTAGAGTTAAGAAGATCGTAATCAAAACCCATAAGGCCGGTATCACTGGCAGTGTTAGAAACCCCAGAAGACACAGCATCAATAGCGTCTGCTGGAACACCATAAGAAGCCTCAACGTCTTCTGAAGCTAAATCTGAATTAGGATCAGGAAGGCCAAGCGCCTTGTATCCAGCGGCCTTTTCAGCATCGGTTGCCGTTCCTTGCGTGACGTACCCTGAACTAGTCCCAATAGGCTTGCCACTTGTATCAGTGACAAACGCATCTTTTATAGCCCTGTCTTTTGCCTCCTGAACACCAAAATCTACAAAGTCAGAGGCGTTAAAAGAACCATCATCGTTACCATAATTACCGGTGCTGAAGTCATCACCTTCTTCACCAGCAAAAGGATCGGCATCGTTATTATTTGAATAACCGGGGCCATCCATAATCCCCACATCACCCATTTCGTCATCAGAAGCATTATCGCTTTCATTTCCTGAGTCATCGTTACCGCCGCCGCCGCCGCCGCCGCCAGAAGAACCGCCGCTAGAAGAGCCGCCCTCATTGCCGGAGCCACTGCGAGAATCGCTATCGCCACCCATGCCCGGCTCTGGATATGATGGAATACCCATAGGACCCAGCTCACCTGAACCGCCCAAAGCCATCAGAATGTCAGCTTCGTCAGGAGTGATGTAAGAAAGCTCGTGATACTGACCACGAATGCTGGTCTCACGAGGCGGAACAGAACCGCCATCTTCAAAACCGTAAAAAGGCTGAGTCGCGTTGAGGAACAAATTACTAGATTCTAAATCGTTTTGGGGCATGTCAGACATCTGAGACTGCTGTAGATTAGCCTGCATATCGCTGCTCTGAGTAGGATTATTGAAAATATTCCCAAAATTAGAGCGCGTAGATGAAATTCCGCTGCCAGATGAGCCACCACCATAAATCACCTGATTAAGCTGATCCACCATCTGACTGGACATTTTGCCCAAATTATTTAATCCGCCAACAATTCCTCCACCATAGAACTGCTGTGGCGCAAATATATCCATGTCAGGCAAAATATAAGATCCAGCCGGAACAGTCGGCATCGGCTGCGGCATAGGTGCAGGCATAGGCATTTTTTGCATAGGCGGCTGCATACGCTGACGCATAAACTGCTTAAACCGCTGACGCTGATTAGGATCAGTTTGAAAATCTAGCTGCGGGGGTTGACCCGGAGCAGCAGGTGGTGGTGCCATTGGCCCCATGAAATTGGACATGGACGTACCCTTTGTAATTACATAAGGCCAATGATAGTTTATTTATCGAATTTTGACAACAGGAAGGAAAGCTCCTCAGAACTTTGTTGTAAAATTTTTTTCACAAGTGGATCTGAAACAGACTGGGCTGCTTTTTCCGCTGCATCTATCAAGATTTCTATTCTGGTTTCCTGAAACTGTGTCAGGGTACCTTCAGGTTCTATCTTAGGCGCAACAATAGGCTCATCGTTTGCAACTTGCTTCGATACATGACGAACCGCCAACTCCACGCTCCTCGGTATCTTTTTCTCCCCGCTCTCGTAATAACAATACATACGATGGCTCAAGCCAAGAATACTAGCAAAAGCAGCTTGGCTCTTGCCCATCGTGGTGCGTTCTCGTATGAGATCGCCGCCGCCCCACATGCTGTGGGATGTTTTGGCTTTACTTGGCATCCACAACCTCCAGCATCCCATGACGCATCATGTCACTGGCAAAAGCAGCAAGCGTGTCATACCTAACAGGCTTGCCACACCAGTCACAAGCAAGCGCTGCCGCTGTCTTGATCCATTCGTTGTTATCTTCAGATGCGCAACGAGAGACATATCTCCACGCATCAATAAAGCCCTCTGGGCCAGAAGAGGTGAACTCAATAGGATCACCGCCGATTTTAAGTCTATACTTAGTCATAGAACCCTCCTTGTCTGTCTATATGTAGTATATGGGGCAATGATTGCAAAATTTCAAGAAAAAAAATATTATAAAATTTTTTGGTGATTGTTAATGTGGAACTTGGCGCAGCCATTCGCCCATCACAATATAAAAAAAGGGGTGGTGGCATACCCGCCCCACCCCGATTATTCTGAATAAATACAACGGCCTAGGGTACCTAGGCCGCTGCCGTTTGTGTTAGCGCAAT